CACCACAAACAACACCACGGCCGACACCCCGCCAATGATGCCCACCAGCAATTCGATTTCGATAAAGCGCGAAAGCGCGTCTTCATCGCGGATGTATTTGGTGAGGTGCGCGCCGATGCCCATGGCGAAGAGGTAGAGGCCGATGATGGAGGAAAACTGCAAAATGCTGTCGCCCAGCAAATAACTGGCCAGCGCGGCAATGATGAGTTCATACGCCAGCCCGCAGCTGGCCACGATGAAAACGGAGATAATGAGGGTGCGGTCGGGTTTCATGTTTCAGGTAACCTTGATGATGGGCTGAATTATATAGCTAAAGCCATACCTTTTTTCATCAACCCGTAGCTGCCTTTCTTCTGTTGCCTTTTCTTGGGAGCCGCCAACCAACAGAAGTGCTCGTGCGACATGAGGCATAAGGGCAAACAGGGTGCGAATCATGAAGGCTATTATGCAGGCTGAAAGTTCGTGTAATGAAAATGCGACAGGCGACACAGGCCTGACATTTACACAAAATGGCCGAACGTATGGCTATTCAGTTTCTTTATTTCAGGTGAGGATCTTGCCTGGCCGAGAAGCTTGCGATTCACACAACCCAGAAGTGAACATTGAATGTGCCTACAAGATTTGGAAGTCGCAAGGCTACAAAGCTTGGTCGGTGTATACGAATGGTAAATATTTGCGCTATGCGCAGGAGGGTTGATAAATGGATGATCCATTTACGATTTGGGTACAAGACCTTGTGCCAGGAATGACTGCTCGAACCATCGTAAAAGATGAGCAACGGGTCATAGAGTTTGATTTGATGGGTCATGCAAAGGCTATTGTTGGCGTTGGAACACACAGTAATGGCAAAAAATGGGCTACGATCTACAAACACGAAGCTGAGAATGATTTGCAAGAAATGGTCCTATTACAATCAATTTTCTATCACTACAAAGTACATGGATTTGATTGTGGTTACTCATTTGCTGGCACTACGCGCTTGAAAGGCATTTTGTACAGATTAGGTATTAAAGAGAAGGAGGGCTATAAAGGTGTTTATAAATTGGCTGACCGATAGATTCAAAAAACAAGATCGCAAGTCGTCAACGCTACAAAAATTCGTTGAACCATCAACCACTGACACGACATACATTGTCAGGTGGTTTGATCACGACGAAATGAAGCATGTTGCAGTTCGTGCGAGCCGCAAAGAAGCTCGTTTGGTTAAAAAAGCGTACAAACAGTATAAGCCGTCGATTACGAAAATAACGTTTGATCATGGGTATATTTTGGAAAACAAGGCGGTGTATTAGAATGAATAATTTTGACATATTCCAGTGGGCGAACTGGGCTGATGCTAATAAGAAAGATCTGCTCATCGACCTATTCATTTTCAATAAAAACTTTACACCATATGTCTTGCCATTGGATTCAGAGAAGATGGAAGAGCAGATGCGGGTATTATTTCTATACGAAATAATAAACGCGGTTCAAACTGGAGCAGCAACTGGATTGTCAATCAGAGACTATGCAACAAACGATCAGATAGACAATGTCCTGATGTACAGCGAGCTTGAAAGCATCCAGCGTGCTCATACTCTCGTTTATTTCCTTGGTGATGATCGCATCTCTCAATTCAACGATCAAGAACATGAGCTGAAGCGTATGCACGGTATCGTGGCACGGTTTAGCGATCCAAAAGATCCAGACAAGACCTTTTACATTGCCAAACAGCTGCAGCGGTCGCAGATGCTGAGTGGAAGCCTCACCTGGCAGACTAGCGGCAACAAGTTTGGTGAGCTCAAGGCTGATGCGGCATTCAAAATACCAGCAGACAACCAAGTGTTGATCGCCGGCGACAAAGTGTTCGCGTTCAATCCGAAAAAGTTCGTCAACCTGTTCAGACAAGATCCATCAAGCGACATTGTAACCAGGCGAATCGCCAAACATCTAACTGAGAAGTTTGCGTTGTCATTCCCAGAGGGCTTGTCGTTGGAGGAGCTAGCTGACAATAGTAGGTCGTTGACCGACACACTGCTAAAGCTAGACGTTGAACATCTACCAGACCAACAAAGAGTCATTGATCACGCTGACGAGATGAACTTAGCGCTCATGACAGACAATAATGACGGTATTGTCATCATGGATAACCGTGACGCAATGATGTTCGTCAATATTCTGGCCGACAATTACGTCGATAGTAATCTGACCGGATCGCACTATCTCGCAACCAGTAAGAAGAGAATCGATGGCGACTCGCAGATGAACATGAATATATAAAAGCTATTGACCAGTGACCTACCATATGTCGAAAAACTGGGTGAAATTAAACCAATCGGGTACAAATCGTACCCAGTAGAACATTAACAATTCAACTGTGTAACTGGGCAGATGATATGCACATTTCACCTCTTTCCATCTTGCGAGCCATCTCGGCACGTACGGTGATTAAAAAATAGTGGAACGTCATTCGAGTTTTTTGGTTTTTGTTTTCTCTTATGTGACGTGTATTGTCTGCTCAACTGGTAGCACCAACGCACCTTTTATTTTCAGGGAAATATTCTATACCTACCCAAAAAATTGAAAAAACTATCATTTGGTGCTATCAACTGGCAACATCATCAAGACAAATTAACCATATTAGTGCTTTACGGATGGTGTTGCTGATTGGCTATATAAGTGGCGGAAAAGGCGGGCGATAAGCACCCTTTAGCGAGGGCTAGCAAGTAGACGCAATAGTACGGCAGTCGGCGCAAGCTGCTATGTGATGTGACAACCCGGAAATCATCACCTTATATAGCTGCCAGTTATGCGGTTGAATATAAGAATAATAAGGAGAACTTATTCATGAAAGTAAATAACAACAGCAACGGCATCGGTTTTGTCGGTGCGCTAACTATAGCATTTGTCGTACTTAAACTAATGAAGATTATTGATTGGTCGTGGTGGTGGGTATTATCACCATTGTGGATATCTGCGCTTGTGGTGATAGTCGTGATTGCTGTAGTTTTCTTGGTTATTTGGCCGAAGGAAACTAAAAGAGGATAAAATACGCGTATTTTACGTATATTTAACATAAGGGCGGCAAATGAATATAGTACACTACGATTTATTCGCGGGCATAGGCGGCTTTTCGCTAGCACTGGAGGAGGTATTCAATGAAGCAAAAATTAACCATATCTTCTGCGAGTGGGCAGAGTTCCCAACCGCAGTTCTCAAAAAGCACTGGCCGAGCGGGATATTCTATGGCGATATCGCCGACCTTATTGCCGACACCGACAGCAAGAGACACAAGAGTAGTGTCGCCAAAACAGAAGCCGCGAGACGATCTAACTTGTGCAGTGGAGCTAGGAGCAACAAAGAACAAGTCCTCACTATACTCACAGGAGGCTTCCCTTGCCAGCCATTCAGCCACGCAGGACGAAGAAGAGGCACGGCAGATGACCGCTATCAGTGGCCAAACATGTTTCGAGTCATACAACACGTCACACCCGACCG